ATTATACCATACCTTTATTGTATTTGCAAGAATTGGATCAATCATTAGTGAACATTTACCTTTGGTGGGTCAGCAAGATATGGCTTATCGGCAATTGCATTAAGCAGGTTGCGAAAGTCTTTTTGAGTTTGTAATTCGTTATTGAGAAGAATTAAACGGGCAAGAATAACTGCCGATAATTCAAGTGCAGGGATTTGGTATTCAACGGCAAGGGTTGAAAGGAACTCATCTACTTTTTTTGATATTGTAAGTAATTCTTCATCGGTAACCATAATATATCTCCTTTATCAACCATTATACAATAACAATAATTATTTAGAGGCAATAAAAAACCCACCTGAGGGTGGGTTAGTTAGGCTTCAATCGGCATCTGTGGGTTTTGTTCACATACAAAATTGATATAGTCCACAGCATCTTCTTCACTAGTGAAATAACGAACAATGGTTTGGCCTGTGAAACAGGAAGTAAAGATGAGCAATATGTTGTCCTCACGATAAACTGAGAATTTTATTGCCCATCCATTACGAACAATCGGGCTAAAACTCCGTGAGTTATTTCTTATGTCCAACATTAGCAAAACTCTTGAGGGTGCCAGTTTGAATGATTTCTTTTGCATTTTCTGTTACTGTATCTACTACTTCCTTTGCTTTATCTAGGTATGTAGTGGATTCTTTACCTGCAAATGAACCAATGGCATCAAAGGTTGCTACTGTTGCCTTATACTGTGCGTCAATTAAGGCTACAGTAAAGTCTTGGCTTTTCTTGGTATATTCTTTCACATCTTTTGCAACAGCATATTGTGCAAACTGGTCAGCGAAATACTTGGTGGTTTCTTGAATGGTGTTTAGGTTAAACATGGTAATATCCTTAGTGATTAATAATTAAATGAAGTATGACGCTCAAATTCTCTAATCAATCTTTCAACATCAGCCTGTGATAATGGCTGACGACTAGCAATATAACTTTCTAGTATAGATTGCCTGTCAATGGTGAATAGTGATAAAATTTTATTAAGCATTTTTTTCTCCGTAGACCTCTTAATGAGCGTCTATACTTTTATTTATGTTGCAAACCTGAAAAAAATGTTGCAGCTGCAAAGCATTACCTAGTGTATATCGCCTGGTGAAATTTACAGTTGTCGCCTAAGCTTTGCCACTTTACTTGTGGTGCTAACATATTCCCATTGTTCCATTGGCAATCCAAATTTTTTTTGACTATTGTATAACTCGGTTGAAATTTGCTTGGCTACACCATTTTTATCAATGCAACATATTTTACCTGGACTTCCTTTATAATTGTCTTTACATTTTTTTGGTTGTCTAAGTTTTTTATATGTTTCTTCTGTAAAAGATTTACCTTGATAGTTTGGATTTTTATTGCCCAATCGCATATCACTCCAAGCTTTTATTTGCTCAGGTTTATGTTTTTTATTGTAAAATGGGTTTTGTTCTTTTGTTTTACCAAACATACCATTTAATTCACCAAATAGTCCACCATTTTTGACACCTTTAGGTGCTCCATCTAATCCATTTTCAACAATTAAATTTGCCCATTTTGGTGAGTTTTCAATATCAAAAAAATCAGAAAAAAAAGTTGAAAATTCTACAAGTAATTTTTTATCATAAAAAGGCTCCGACACCCACAAAGTTTCAATGTGCTTTTTGCCATATTTTTTTATGTGTTTTTTCCAATAAACACCAGAACCATTGTATGATTCAACATTATTTTTAGTTGTTTTACCAAAATATTTAAGACCAGTAATCTTATGCTTTTTGATATAAAGATAGGTTGGATAAATATCCATGCTGACATTCCTTTACAATGTTAGAGTAGGTGCAAGTTTCCGCTTGGCGACCTACACCTATTTATATTCCCAATTTCTCACAAGCAACAATAAAAGATTTTACTAAACTACTTCGGATAATATCTTCTGAATTAAAGTTTATTCTAGTAAATTCATTCATAGTTGCAGCCACATTCAAAAATTCTTGTAAACCAGATACATCATTTCTTGTTTTTACAAGGTCATTCTGTTTTAAGTCTCCAACAAATATAATTTTTGACCTGTGACCAGTTCTTGTCATAACTGAAGATAACTCATGCCAAGTCATAGATTGGCACTCATCCACAATAATAATGGCATCATCTATTGATATACCACGAATTGCTGTGGTTGAAATGAATCTTGCGTGGTCTTGTTCTTTTAAGCGAGCCCAGGCATCAGACCTACCAAATAAAGTATTACAAATTTCAATATAAGGTTGTTCATATATTTGCATTTTTTCGTCTAAATCACCTGGAACAAATCCTTGGTCACGGACTTGAACTGCACTACGAACAACTACAATTTTATCAAAAGAATTACTTTTATCCAACACTTCTTCTAATCCTTTGAGTAAAGCTAAAAATGTTTTGCCTACTCCAGGACTACCAAAAAGACCAATAAAATAGTCACCTCGTTTGTATGCTTCAAAAAATAATCTTTGGTTTTCTGTAAGTGGTTGAAAGGTTTTGAGGTCATCAATTCGTATGCGTAATTGATTGGATTTGTTAACTGGTTTCAGTTCTGTTACATTGTCGATTAGAGCTTTGTTGCGAGCCATTTATTTTTCCTAATACATGAGATTTGTGAATTTTACAGGTCACCCATGAGTTATAGTATTGTTCACTTAATAGAGCATGGCGATAGAATATCTCAAATGTTTCCCAATACGAACACTCTGACCTAGATTTGCATAAATGTAGAATTTCTCTTGTGTATGCATCCTCCCCATTTTGTTTGACTTCTTCTTTTAATACTTCATTGGAACCCCAATAGGTTAACCAATCACTTGATACTCTGCTCTTTTTCTTTTTGCCTTTTACTTGCCTCGTTTTAGATTTAGTAAAAAATTTCTTACCGATATACTTTCGGCCTGTTGAAATGTGTGTGATAAGATACACAAAACCGTAATGGTTTTGTATATCTTCTTCGTTGAATTGTTCTGCTGTATTATAATAAAGCCACATTAATAATCTTCATCCTGCTCCATTTCGCTCTCCTGTATATAGGTTCCGCAAAATGAACAGTATGCTGGACTATCTTCTACTTCTCTTTCATCATATTCAATCTTAAACTTTGAATCACACTCAGAACATTGGTGCTTTAATACGGTCATTAATTACACCATGATTGCTTGGCTTCACCAAAATACTCACGAGCAAAACCATTTTTAATTAACATGGTGCGTAATGATTGGCCATTTAATATGATATCACCCAAGACACGGCCACCAAATTTATCCCAGCCATACAACACAACTTGGCGCTGAGTGGAAGCTGATACTGCTTTCTTTGTAAATTCACTTGCGGCTTGTCCTCTGGCATCTTCAGAAGGGCATTGGGCTCTGAATCCTTTTTCTGGAGTATCCACACCGAATATTCTAACGGCAAGTTCGGGTTTAAGTGGTGCAGGTAGAAAAGGTGCAGCTATGACAACAGTATCGCCATCGCTTACACGGACAATCTGAGCATCATAGGTTACACCTTGTGGAGTTTTTTGTGCGAATGCTAATAATGGTGTTGCTAATAATACAAGTAATAATTTTTTCATTTTATTTCCTATTAATTTTTGCTAATTTTAAATAACTTAGTGTTTTAATCCAAAACCAACCCATGTCAAATTCAAACCATTTTTCAGATAGTTTTGCACTTGCTGGTTTATTATGATGGTTATTATGTAGTTCTTCACCACCAATAATTAGACCCATTGGTATAATGTTTTTAGATGTGTCGTTTGTTTCGGTGTTACGATAACCCCAATAATGGCCAACACCATTGACTACACCTGCAGCCCAAAATGGAATCCAGGCCATCTGTATCAACCACATAACAATACCCCATCCGTGAAATAGATAGGTTTCAATAATCAATAATGCTATTACGCCTACAAGGCTATACTTTGAGTATATATTCTTTTCAACCCAATCTTCAGGTGTTCCTTTGCCGTATGCTTGAACCATTAGTTTATCTTTACTTGCATCAGCATACAGAAATGCACCACCAAATAATACACGCCAAATGCCAAATATTTTTGGTGAGTGTGGGTCACCTTTTTGGTCGGTCATCTGATGGTGTTTACGGTGTATAGCAACCCATTCTTTTGTGACCATACCTGTTGTGAACCACAACCAAAATCGTATGAGATGTTCTAATACAGGATTAAATGTTACTGCTCGATGTGCTTGACTGCGATGGAGATACATTGTAACACAAAGAATGGTGATGTGGGTCATCACCAATGTGTAGAGAATTAACATTAGGCGGCTTTACCCCAAACATCGTCCCATGTACCACTTAATGCACCCTTAGAATAATCTGTTGAACGGTTTTCAAAAAAGTTAGTGTGTGTTGGAGCATTAATCATTTCTTCAACCCATGGCAATGGATTGCGTTTGACTTTGAAAATGCCTTTCATACCAAGACCAATCAATCTGCGGTCAGCAATATAACGAATATATTGTTTAACATCAGCAGGTGTTAGACCTTCCATTTCACCCATACTAAAAGCAAGGTCAATGAATTTATCTTCTAATTCAACCATTTTTTCTGCAATGGCATAGATAGATTGTTTTAATTCATCATTCCATATTTCGGTGTTCTCATGCACATAGGTCTTAAATAGTTTCATCATGGACTCAGCGTGCATTGTTTCATCAACGATTGACCATGTAATGATTTGACCCATGCCTTTCATTTTACCTTGGCGTGGAAAGTTTAGTAACATAATAAATGAGCTAAACAACTGCATACCTTCTGTAAAGGCTGAAAATACTGCAATATGTCGTGCTGTGTTTTCTTTGGTGCCGTTCTTATCTGAAATATCAAGCACATAATCATGCTTGTCTTTCATCTCCTGATACTCCATAAAATCATTATAGGTTGTGTCAGGCAGACCCAATGTTTCAATCAGGTGTGAATATGCCGCAATATGTAATGCTTCACGAGCTGCAAAGCCCATCAGCATCATACGCACTTCTGGTTGTGGAAAATATGGCAGATAGTTCTTTACATACCCACCTGCAACGTCAACATCACCCTGTGTAAAGAAACGAAAGATGTTTGTCAAGAATGCCTTCTCGCCATCAGTCAGTTTCTTTTTCCAATCCTTTACGTCTTCAGCCATTGGCACTTCTGTGTGTAACCAATGACTCTGTTCGTGCTTCAGCCAAGCATCATATGCCCACGGATAATTAAATGGCTTGAATGCATCTCTGCCATCCATTAAATTACTTTTTACTTTTGTTGCACTCATTTATTGTTTATCTCCGAATATTATTCTTTTGTTTGGGTAATTGTTCACAAAAAACTTAACCATGCTTTCAACGTCAGGCTGTTGCGTGATGAATGCACTTGTTCTTTTTTCATAAACGAAAATCTGGCCATTAACGATTTCGCTTTTACAGATCATAATGTCTTTATGTTTGACTTGTTCTGCTTCAGCCAGTACTCTATCTATTTCATTTTCTTTTACTTGAAATCTTTTTTTCAAATCTCTGAATAACAAATAAATTGCCAATACAATTAAAAATACTACATCTAATGTTGAAAATTCCATTTAAGCCCCCAACCATTCAGTCAATTCATTTTTCATTTTCATACCAGAGAAGCGTTTGACTTCAACGTCACCGTCTATCATCACTAAAGTTGGAACACCACGAATGCCGTAGTCCATTGCAACTTGTTGATTCTCATCAATGTCAATAACTTCAATTGGAATTTGAGTATCAACGTCTTCTAATGTTTTTGCTAACATCTTACACGGC